TTCGCGGATTACAACCGCGTTGCAAGCCCGTTTGAGATCAAGTTGCGCATGACTAAAGGAGGCACGTTGACTCAGCGGCAAGCCTTCTTGAAACAGATCGAGGACCTCGGCACGACGAAGCTTTATGACATCTTCACGCCGGAGAAGACATACTTGAATTGTAACTTCCTACGTGCGGAAATCTCTCGCCGTGGCGAGAAAGGCGCGTATTGGTTGAACATGGTCGACGTGTACTTTCGCGAGATCCGGCAAGTCGTGCCGACGTATACGAAGACAGTGATCGCGAATCCGGTCAGCACCGCCGCTGCGCAACAGCAGAACAACGGCACGCAGCAGGGGGTTCCGACGACCGCAACGCCTCCGCCTTCGGTGACGCAATGATTCAGATTAAGCTTTCTACGATCCCGAGCCAAAGCCTGTCGATTCGGTTGGGAGGGCAACCGTGCCAGATCCAATTGCGGCAGAACGGCGATTTCTTGTACTTCACGCTCCTCGTCAATAACGAACCGATCGTGACGTATCGTATGTGCCAAAACCGCCAGCGCCTTCTCATTGACGCCAAGTACAAGGGGTTTATCGGTGATTTCATGTTCGTCGATCAATCGCCGGCGGATGAGCCCCCGGAGTACACTGGGCTAAATACCCGGTGGATTTTTTACTACCTCTCAGCCGATGAGTAGTTTTACCGCTAAGCGCCTTCGCGTCACGTTGATCCTCGCCGACTCTGCGAACATTGCGTTCACGTCGACCGGGGACAACACGCTCATCCTGACAGACAACCGGATTTCTGCGCGGGTTCAATCGAACGCGCGGCAAGCGACGCAGGCGAATTTGAAAATCTGGGGAATGACGCTGGCTGACATGGATGCGATGACCGCTGCGTGGCTTGACCCTACCGCGATTCGCAACAACATTGTGGTTCTCGAAGCGGACAGTGGTGACGGATTTCGACCCGTGTTCACCGGTACGATCCTTGAAGCGCAGCCTGATTTTAAATCAGCTCCAGACGTACCCTTTCAGATTCTTGCAACGATTCGATACTTCCAACAAATCCAGATCGTCGAGCCGCTGAGCTATAAGGGCGACGTCGATATTGCGGTCCTCGGTCGGTATCTCGCAGAAAAGCTAGAGATGAACTACGATCAAAGCCCGGACGTCAAAGCGACGTTGACGGATCCTTATTTCCCCGGATCTCTGTGGACACAGTTAAATTCGGTCTGCAAAGCGGCTCGGGTCGATTACTATTTCCAAGGCGATAAGCTTGTCTTCGCGCCAATCTCTGAGGCGTTCGACACGAAGCCGGCGGTCGTGCTTTCCCCCGATACCGGCCTGCTGGGGTACCCGGTGTACACGCGTCGCGGGTTGAATGTTAGCGCCATCTTCGATCCCGCGTTCCTTTGCGGAACAGCCATCGAGATCCAGAACAGTTTAGTCAAAGGGGCGAACGGCCGCTGGTACCCCTACATGATAGAGCACGCGCTGGAAGCTGAACTCCCTAACGGGCAATGGACTAGCTCTCTACAGTGCCTCCGAGCGGGACTATGAGCGAAGCTACCTCCCAGCAAACCGCATCCGACTCAGCTACCGAGTTTTCGACGCTGCAATTCATCATCGCGTCGTACGTGGCGCAAATGGCGACCTCGACGCTTGTCCGGGTGCTCACCTGCACGAACTCAGGAGGGCTCTCGCCTTGGGGCATGGTTGACGTACAGCCTGTGGTCACTCAGCTCGCCGGAGACAATACTGCGGTCCAGCATCAACGGTTATTCCGCCTGCCGTACTGCCGCATCCAAGGGGGAGCGAACGCAGTAATCATCGATCCCGAGGTTGGAGACCTGGGCGTCGCCATATTCGCGTCTCGAGACATTAGCGCCCTTAAGAAGCAAGAAGCGGTCGATCAGGTGGCCTCTGGGGCGATTCGGGGCGTTCCGCCGGCCAGTGATCGCCAATTCAGCATGGCAGACGGGTTATACTTGGGGGGCGTTCTGAACGGAGTCCCTACCCAATTCGTTCGGTTCAGCTCTGGAGGGATCGAGCTTGTGTCTCCTACCAAGATCCGGCTCGCTGCTCCCACGGTTGAGATCTCGGCACCGACGACTTTTACGGTCGATGCAGGTACGATTTCGCAATCCGCCGATGCTGGCGTTACCATTGATGGCGGATCAACGGTGGACATCTCGGGAGGGTCGGCTATATCCATTGACGCTCCTGAAGTGGATATCGGCGGTGCCACAACGATTGACGACAAGGTATTCTTGGATCACACCCACGGCGGCGTTACGCCTGGTCTCGGAGTTTCTGGACCGGTATCATGAGCAAAACTGCACTTCTGGACATCACTGAATGGGATATCGTTCTCGATGCGGCGGGCAACCTCGCTATCGCGACCGACCCCTACCAGTTCTCCCAGGACGTTGCGAGCGCGCTCAAGTTGTTCCTTGGCGAACTTTGGTACGATACTTCGAAAGGGATCCCCTATTTCACGGACATACTCGGGCACAACCCCCCGATCACGTACTTTCAGGCGCTCATGGAGAGCGCGGCCCTCACGGTGCCCGGTGTCGTGGCGGCGTCATGCACGATCACACAGCTAGAGAATCGCACCGTTACAGGTGAGGTTCGTTTCACAACCGCTGCAGGGCAAACTGGCACTGTGGCGATAGGCGCATAGTTGGATACCCAAAATGAGTACAAGCGTACCCCCGATTGAATTCACCCCCACAGGGCTCACAGTTCCTCAAGAATCTGCGATTCTCGACGGAGTGTTAACCGACTGGGATGAGGCGTTCGGCGGAGGGATGAATAAAGCCCTCGAGACTCCGCAAGGTCAGATATGCAGTTCTATTGCATCTATCGTTGCGGACAATAACGCGGTGATGGCGGAACTGGTGAACCAGATCGACCCGGACACTGCGTCAGGTTTTATGCAGGACGCCATTGCCCGCATTTACTTCCTCGATCGTATTCCGGGGGCCCCAACCGTTGTCGATTGCGATGTAGTTGGCGCTTTAGGTACGATCATCCCTATTGGCGCGCAGGCTCAAGACACTAGCGGCAACCTATACGTCTCGCTGCAGCAAGTGACCATCCCGGTCAGTGGTACGGTCTCCTGCCAGTTTGCGAACGTTGCTAATGGGCCGATCCCTTGCCCCCCGAATACCTTGAATGCCATTTATCGTGCGATCCCCGGCTGGGATGCGATCGATAACCCCCTTACCGGGATTCTCGGCCAGAATGTAGAAACGCAAGCCGCGTTTGCATATCGCCGCGCCCAATCTGTGGCGCTCAATGCGCGCGGGTCGCTGCAGTCGATCTACGCGGCAGTGTTTGACGTTGACGGCGTCGATGACGTTTATGCCGCAGAAAATTTCACTAACGCCACGGTTGAGATCGGCTCGACCGACTACGAGATGCTTCCCCACTCGCTGTTGATTTCGACAGTCGGCGGAACGGACACCGACGTTGCTAACGCGATCTGGTCGAAGAAAGATGTCGGTTGCGACATGAACGGGAACACGACGGTCGAAGTCACGGACACGAGCGGATACTTAATCCCTTACCCAACGTACACGATCACTTTCCTGCGCCCCGATCCGTTGCCTATCAAGTTCGAAGTGACCCTGACTGAAAGCGACAACTTGCCGAGTAATATCGTGGACCTCGTTAAAGCGGCGGTTATCGATACGTTTAACGGCACGTCGAACGGGGGCAACCGCGTACGCATCGGATCCCTCCTCCTCGCGTCCAAGTTTTACCCAGGCATCATTGATATCGGCCCAGAGGTGTCAGTGCTTTCCATTTTTATCGGCACCGCGACAGCGGACCAAACTTCCATCTTGATCGGCGTCGATCAAGCCCCCACAGTCGATGAATCAGATATCGAAGTTGTTCTCGTATGATCGAGCACGGCCGCACAATAATCTCGCAGTATTCAAGTAGCGCGACGATCCTCGCGATCCTCGAGGATATGAACGACTGCTTGGACCCTCGGGTTAACGTCGCGGAGTTTCAATCTAAAATTTGGGACGTCGATACTGCAGTCGGCCGTGGGCTGGACATCTGGGGCAAAATCGTAGGGGTCTCTCGCCTCCTTAAGATTCCTTCGGCTTTTAAGAATTTTGGGTTCTCAAACGCCTCGATCCCTGCGGACTGGCGCCCGTTCGGCCAAGGGACTTTTAACTCGGGGAACAACGCCTCCCAGGCATACCTCCTACCTGACTCCGCCTACCGCACGTTGATCCTGACGAAAGCTCTGGCGAATATCGTAGCGACCACGGCGCAGTCGATAAATGCGCTTCTGCGTAACCTATTCCCTGGACGTGGCCGCTGCTATGTGGTTGATTCCGGGGCGATGACGATGAATTTTGTTTTCGAGTTCGACCTGTCGTTGGTAGAATATGCGATATTGACGCAGTCGGGCGTGCTGACCCATCCCGCAGGGGTCGCATTTTCTGTTACTGTGATTCCGACCGGCGGCAATTTCGGCTTCGCGGAACAGGGTCCTAGCGCTCAGCCGTTCGATTGTGGGCCGTTCTACATGCCACCTTAGAGTTAAAGTATGCCTATCCCTACCCCTCCGGTTCTTCCACAACCGTTCGCCAACAACGCGGACCCGTCGTTCATTACGGCCATCCCGGACACGACCATTACTGCGGCGCGGGCGTCGTATGATCTTGGGTTCCCCCCGGTTACGATGCAGCCTGAAGCGAGCGGGGGCATTCCTCCGTTCGGCCAGGACTTCAATGGTATTTTTTACGCGTTAAGTGCGCACGTATTCGCGCAGCAGGCAGGGCAGCTTTACACGTACAACTCGGACGTCTCGACCGCTGCGGGTGGCTACCCTTTAGGCGCGATGATCGAGAGCAGCGACGGCACGACGGTATGGTTTAACATTGTCGCGAATAACACGGCTGACCCTGACGCTGAAGGTGCGGGGTGGGTGCCCATGTTCAATTACGGGTACACGGCTAAAACAGGCGTTACTGGCGGGGTCGTCACTCTCACACGGGAGGAGGCACGACGCGGCGTTATCGTCCTTACTGGCGTATTGGTCGCCAATCTGCAAGTAGTCCTTCCGAACACCTTGCAAAATTGGTTGATCGTTAACGCGACGACCGGCGCTTTCGATACAACGGTCAAGACTGCGGCGGGAAGCGGCGTAACGGTTTCGCAAGGCGGCTACGGGGCCCCTACCGGAGTGTACGGCAACGGAACGAACATTTACCCAACTGTCGCGCCGTTGGGCGTGGCGATTGATCAGGCGCCTACCCCCCTCACGATTGCGCAGCGGACGAACGCAGGGTACTTACTTGCCACCTACTTTAATCAAAATAGCGCTGTGGAGAATCCTTCGGTCGGGTCTATTTTGGTTCAAAATGTAGCGGCCGATGGGTTCCTGCGGAAGATCAGCATTCTCAATTTTGAGGCTCAACTAATTCTGTCGAACATCGGCGGGCAGGTGGCTAACGCACAAGTGCCTCAATCGGCCGTGACGCAGCACTCCGTTGCGCTGTTTTTAAACGCGGCGTTGACTGGGGCTCCGACAGCTCCAACCGGCGCGTTAACGGCCAACACGACGCAAATTGCGAACACTGCGTACGTCCAGGCGAATACGGTTGGCGGCATCGGTCAAACTTGGCAGACTGTTGGCCGGTCGTTTGACGTTGCCTACACCAATACAACCGGGCGGCCAATACAGCTTAATGTCGAAGTGTCAGTCGGCACCAACTCGTCGGTCAACATGTACGTCGGCACGTCCGTGCCGGGACTTATTCAAGTGGGCCGCATTGCGGCGTCGGCCGCCGACGTACACGCGACCATGTCGGCAGTCATCCCCGCCGGGCACGTGTACTTAGTAAGCCACAATTACGGCACGGTTAACGGTATAATCTTTTCGGAGCTACGCGACTAAATGCCAACCCCAACACCCCCCGCAGTTGCTACGCCGTTCGCAGTCGCGGGCGGCTACAACACTATTCCCGTCGCGTCGCAAATTGGCGTTACGCCCGGCGCGGCGTCGTTCACTGACGGCTTCCCGCCGCTAACACGAACACAGCTTGCGAGTGGCGGCATTCCGCCTGCAGGCTTGGATATGAACGGCATTTTATTTATGCTGTCGTCGCATATCGCTTGGCTGCACGCGGGCGGCTTCTATCGGTTCTCTGCGGACGTTGTGGCCGCATATACCGGCTACGCGGTCGGCGCAATCATACAGAGCGCGATAGACCCCACGCAATTTTTTTACAATACCGTTGCCGACAACGTCAACGACCCCGACGTGTTAACGACCGGTTGGGCTCAGTTCTCCCCCTACGCGGGAAGCGCGGCAGCACAATCTGAAACGCTCGCGCCCGGCGCAACGACCGATTTACCCCTAGGCAACGGTGTAGGGTTTTTAGAGTTAAACCCGTCGACCGGTGCGGCCACGTTGGGCGGCGTGCTGGGTGGTACGCAAGGCCAGCTGTTGACGATATCGAACATAAACGGCAGCTATCCTGTAACGCTGTTGCAACTCGACTTGGGCTCGTCTGCTAGCGCTCGGTTTCGCCTTGCGTCGGATATTACTTTGTTGCAGTATGGCAGCATCACACTACGCAAGTCGCCTGTTTCTTCCGGCTTTTGGATACCCGCATAAATGAAAAAGCTTTTAAGTCTAGCGCTGTTGCTTGTTGCAGCAAGCGCGAATGCCCAAACGTATAACCTTTTCAAGCCTGCCAACGGCGTATTGAAGGGGCAAACGTCGACGTACGTTACAACCCCCGCAGCCGCTACGGATATTTACGGGCTATGGTCTGGTACGTGCGACAACACAACGTACCTGCGGGGCGACGGGTCTTGCCAAGCGCCGCCCGGCACAGGGGGCGGTACCGTTAACAGCGTCGGCTTGACGCTGCCGTCAATTTTTAGTGTTGCCGGTTCGCCGGTCACAACTACCGGCACACTTGCAGCCACGTTCGCAACAGGCCAAACGCAAAACCAAGTTTTAGCCTCGCCCGACGGTTCAAGCGGCGCGGTGACAATGCGGGCGCTTGTGCTCGCGGATTTACCTACCATCACGGTGCCTAAAGGTGGCACAGGCGCAACGACTTTAACCGGTGTCATCAAAGGCAACGGCACGTCGGCGTTTAGCGCTGCACTGGCGGCGGACGTGTACGGCCTTTGGTCCGGCTCGTGTAGCGCGTCTACATTCTTGCGCGGCGATGGCTCTTGCCAAACGCCTGCGACCGGTACCGGAACGGTTACGAGTGTTGCGCTGACCGTCCCGTCAGGGTTTAGCGTTGGCGGCTCGCCCGTCACCACGTCGGGCACGCTTGCGATTACCGGCACGTTGAACCCGAGCGCAGGCGGCACAGGCGTTGCAACAATTACTGGCCCAATCAAGGGCAACGGCACGTCGGCGTTTAGCGCGGCGATATCGTCAGATATTTATGGGCTGTGGGGCGGCACGTGTAACAGCACGACTTACCTGCGAGGTGACGGCTCGTGCCAAACTCCCTCGGCCGGTACCGGAGCGAACCCCTCTGCGTCAGTTGGTTTAACCGCAGTCAATGGCGCTGCCAGCACCTATATGCGCAGCGACGGCGCTCCGGCGTTGTCGCAGGCGATTATTCCCACTTGGACCGGCGCGCATACGTTCAGTCAGGCGGGTAGCGCGGCG